AATAAAATAGTTAATACATTTTTTAAAATTAAACAAGAAGATACTGAAAATAAATTAAATCAAAATAAAAATAATAATATTGTACAACAATATTTAAGTAATATTGATGATACGTTTATTGATGTAAATACATTTATTCGACAAACTGATATTTGTCAAATATGTCATAAAGGAGAGTTAATTCCTTTAGAAGATGAAGGAATATTAATGTGCAATATTTGTTTTAGAAGTATACCTTATTTAATTGAAAATGAAAAACCATCTTATAAAGAACCACCTAAAGAAGTCTGTTTTTATGCTTATAAAAGAATTAATCATTTTAAAGAAATTTTAGCGCAATTTCAAGGCAAAGAAACTACACAAATTCCTCCAGATGTTATTGAAAATATTAAATTACAAATTAAAAAAGAGAGAATAGATTTAGTTCAAATTACAAATAATAAGACTAAAGAAATACTAAAAAAATTAGGATACAATAAATATTATGAACATATTCCATTTATTAAAGATAAATTAGGTATAAAACCACCAATTATGTCACCTGAATTAGAAGATACATTGTGTAATTTATTTATTGAACTGCAATCACCATATTCAAAATACTGTCCAGATGACAGAGTTAATTTTTTAAATTATTATTATACAGCATATAAGCTTTGTGAACTTTTAGGAGAAGAACAATATTTAGAGCATTTTCCCATGCTTAAGGATCGAGAAAAAAGAATAGAACAAGACTCTATATGGCGTAAAATTTGTGAAGAATTAGATTGGGAATTTATACCTACTATTTAATTTATTTTCTTTAAGTTACTTTGGGAATTTATTATATAAAAATACATTTTTCTTTTTCCAAAAGTATTTTCATTTTTCATTTTTGGACATTTATTTTTGTCCATTTTTGAAAAATAGAAAATAATTTTGAAAAAATGAAAAAAATGATTTTTTGTGAGACCATAAAAAAAATTAGCGTCTCACATCTTTAAAAAAATAAATAAAAATGTCACGATATTTTTTTAAATAAAAATATTTTATAAATTTTAAAAGTATTTAGGGAATTTTTATGTTAACTATATATATAAAAATGTTAACTGAAATATCCCAAAAAAATCCCAAATATTATTGTGATTATTGTAACATCAAAACAAATAACAAAAAGGATTATGAAAAACATATACTGACAGCAAAACATTCCAAGTTAACAAACGTTAACAAAATGTTAACAGAAACTGCCCCTAAAGACTCAATTTGTGATTTTATTTGTCAAAATTGTAATAAAGAATATAAATCTCGTGTTGGTTTATGGAAACATAAAAAAATTTGTAATATTAATCTAATTACTGACACCGATAACAAGGATGAAACTGTTGATAAAGACCAATTAATTTTAATGCTTATTAAACAAAATTCAGAATTAATAAAAGAAACATCTGAATTTAAAAATATTATGATAGAAGTAATTAAAAATGGAACACATAATAATAATAATAATAATACTACTAATTCTCATAATAAAACATTCAATTTACAATTCTTTTTAAACGAAACCTGCAAGGATGCAATGAATATAATGGATTTTGTTGATTCAATAAAATTACAGTTATCAGATTTGGAAAAGGTTGGTAAAATTGGTTATGTAGAAGGTATTTCAAGTATCATTGTTAAAAATTTAAATTCACTTGATGAATCTAAAAGACCGGTTCATTGTACAGATACAAAGAGAGAAGTAATGTATGTAAAAGATGAAGATAAATGGGAAAAAGAAAATGAAAATAAACTAAAACTTAGAAAAGCAATTAAACATGTAGCACATAAAAACACAAAAATGTTAAATGAGTTTAGAGTAAAGAATCCTGATTGTTTAAAAAGCACTTCAAAAGTGTCAGACCAATATAATAAATTAGTCATGGAAGCAATGGGAGGCAAAGGAGATAATGATTCGGAAAAAGAAAACAAAATTATTAAAAATATTGCAAAAGAAGTTACTATTGATAGCAAAGCATAGTAAATAATATAATAATATTTATATTCATTGAAATAAAAATATTAATTAATTTGGTTTATATGGAAAAAGATTTAGTTCTCTTGTATTGTAAATAGAAAAATTAGGATCATAACAATTTGCACCTATATTTTGTCCTCCATATTGTTTAGCATCATAAGCAAGATTTGCATTAAAATCCGAATCACCAAGTTTATCAACATCGCCTCCTTTCATTCTGTGATTTCTATGTCTTTTTTTTATAGTTTTTTTTCTTTTTGAACCACCCAAATCATATATAGTTAATTTTCTTTCCTTTGCAACTTTGCTATTAACGCGTTCATTATCAATCACATCTTGCTCCTCTTGTTTTCTTATATCTTCAGGAGACATAGGTGTTACAGCCCAACCTTTCATTACTTTATTTCTTTGGCTTTCCAAATTATTGTTTATGTTTATTATTTCATTGTTATTTCTTTCTCTTTCTTGAGAATTTCTCTCATACTCAGCCAATAATCTTAATTCTTTTGGGTCTGTTATAGGTGTAGAATTTTTCATAAATTCAGCTTGAATTTGTCTAGTTGTTTTAACACCTCCTCTTTTTCTTCTTATTTTTCTAGATTTTTTTATATTACGACCTTTTTTATGACTATATTTTGACATAATATATTAGTATTAGAATATATTTTTATTCTTCTTCTCCCTGTCGTGCATCAAAAAAACCAGTTTCATCATTCATTAATTCTTCACTTTCAATCTTTACAGGATTATTCATATCATCTTCATCTATAAATTTTAAGATAACCGGTTTTGGAAGATTTGGATCTTCTTTCTCTTCTTCATCAATTTTAGTAAGTATTTCATCCATTTTTTTTTTATAAAATTGTTCTTCATATTTTTTATTAAATTCTTGGATTCTTTCTATCATTTTAGCAGGTGTATCTGGTTTATCTTGCTCACCATTAATTCTTAAAGAAGCAATAATAAAATAAACATCTCTTAATTCATTATCATATAAAAATTTAATTTGATCTTCTTCAAACCCATTTTCTTTTAATAATAATTTATTATTATCACTAAAATTATTATCTGACATAATATATTTATATTAAGATTAAATATATTATATTAATTACCAATTAATTTAAAATCCACCAGGGAAACGAACAAGATTAGCACCAATACCAAAACCAGCACCAGAGCGTGCAGTGGCTCCCATACTAGGAATGTAGGTATCAAGGATACTGAAAGTAGCAGCGGCAGTTAAAGCAATCAATACAATTTCCTCAATATTTAAGGATCGTTTAGGAATAGCATATGCAGCAATAGCAACCATTAAACCTTCAACAAGATATTTAATAATTCTCTTTACAAGTTCACCAACGTTAATCAAACCGTTCATTTATATTAAATAATAAGAAAAAAAATAATATATGCGATAAAAAACTTAAAATTAATTATATATTTTATTTAAATGGATCGCTCTAAAGAAAAGAATTCCAAAAAAGGTGGGTTTGAGAGAAAACAAGTGAACGGAAAAAATAATCCTAAATATGTTGATTTATTAGAAGAAGATAAACCTATTGCTGGACAAAAATTTGTTTGTGTATCTTTTGTTTCTCCGGAAAATATTATTAAACAAAAACAAATTTTTTATTTTGAACAATTCCTAAAGAAGTGGGATTTAAATAAATCAATGGAAAAATTTGTGCAATTTTTAAATTTTCTTTCTTTTAAATATAATGTTTCATTTGATGATGTAACAAATGATTTTAAGGAGTTTGTAAAGGAAGAAAAAGATAATTTATCTAAAACTTCCATGGAGGATGATTATAAAACATTCTTGGATAATAATGAAGAACAACTTGATAAAGATTTTGGTATTGCTCATAATTTTCAAACTAGCACCAGAGGTCTAAAGATTCGTGGATCTTATCCTACAATGGAGGAGGCTGAATTAAGATGTAAAATGCTTAGAGAAATTGATCCTAATCATGATATTATGGTGGGACCAGTTGGAATGTGGATGCCTTGGGAGCCTGAAGCTTACAAGACAGGTCGTGTAGAATATATGGAAGAAGAGCTTAACCAATTGATGCACGAGAAGAATAAAAATGAGTCTAATGCTAAGTCCGCATTTGATCAACGTGTTAAGGAAACCAAACAAAAAGCAATTGAAGAAAATATTAAAAATGCTGAAAAATCTGGTAATGCTTTAACGCAAACTATCGATGACCAAGGTAATTTGATTGGTGTCAACAATGGTAGCACACAAGAGTTTGGATTGAAAGATAAGGAGAACATTTCTTCTGCAGATATTCAAATGGAATTATTTGAAGGAGAGAACATTGTTGTTGGAAAAACAGATAATGGTCAAAGCCAATTGGTTAGCGGACCTTTTGCTAATAAGAAAGATTAGATATACTTTTTAAAATGAATTAAATATTATTTATAATATAATAAATAATATCTCTAAAATGGTTTTTATATACACACTTCAATTAGAAAAAGGAAAATATTATATTGGAAAAACAAACAATCCACAATTTCGATTTGAAAGTCATTTTAATTCAAATGGTTCAGAATGGACTAAAATATATAAACCTGTAAAAGTTTTAGAATTAATTCCAAATTGTAATGATTATGATGAAGACAAATATACCAGAATTTATATGGATAAATATGGAATAAATAATGTTCGCGGTGGTTCATTTGTTTCTGTAAAATTAGAAAAATCTACAATAGATACTTTGAAACAAATGAGTAATGGAACAAATAATAGATGTTTTGTTTGTGGAAAAGAGGGACACTTTGCAAAAGATTGTGAAGAAGATGAATGTTGGGAAACTGATAGTGATGAAGAAGATGAATGTTGGGAAACTGATAGTGATGAAGAAGATGATAATTGTTGTTTCCGTTGTGGAAGAGAAGGTCATTATTCTTCATCATGTTACGCTTCAAAACATATTAAAGGGTATTATTTGAGAAAATAAAGTATAATTTAAATAACACTATATTAATCATTTATATTGTTATTTTAAAAGCACTTATAGTTTTGCTATACTTTTCTTTACTTCGTTATAAAAAGTATTACCATTTATTCGCCTTTTTGACGCTGATTTTTTGTCCTGCACCACGTTTCTTAACTGAATTAGGATCATATTGTTCCTCTTCATCTTCATCTTTCATTCCTTTAGAGAGCTCCCAGAATTCTTTAGACCCTAATCTGAAGTCACCATGGTTATCCGCTTTATACCAAAACACTTGGTCATGCAGTTTATTTGATTTGGAATTATTATTTATAACTAGGCACTCATAATTTTCGGTGCACTGATCCATCACTTGACAAAAGCTCTCAAATGTTGGAAACATACCTGCATAATTCTCATATATTCTTTTTCTGTTTGCAATGTAATTCTCTCGAAGAATAAAAACATAATCTATGTTGGTTCTCAGTGTGGGTGGAATACCAAGAGGATATTGCATTGTGATGACTAACATTACCTTCCAATGTCTGCCATTCATGAAGAGTAAACGCATCATTTTATCGCGTGCCCACGTGTTATCATATAAGCAGTCATCTAAAATAACAAATGCGCGCGGATCGATAGTGCTGCGTTTATATGTTTCCATTTCTTTTTTAATTTGCTTCAACACGGTGCGTTGTCGCTTCAAAATATTTTCAATAATAGCCGTATTATATTCATTATGCACAAATAATTTTGGCACCATTTTGCCGTAAAATCCGTTTCCTTCTTCTGTTCCTGAAATAACAGTACCAATAGGTATTTCTTGTTGATAATAAAGTAAATCCCTAACCAAAAATGATTTGCCTGTATCACGTTTTCCAATTAATACAACAACTGGACCTTTATTTTCATTTGGTTTAAAACTAATGCTTTTCATATCAAATTTTTTTAATTCTAGTGTCATATATTATATTAAATTTTTTTAATACAATAAAAAACGAATTATTTCTTATATCTTTGATGCATTTTAGCTGTTTTATTTCTCCTAAATGACTTTTTTCTTCTAGAACCTTTATACTCTTTATGTCTTTTATTTTTTTTAGTTTTTTTTATTTTTTTACCACCTGATGATTCAAGAAATTCTTCATTAATATTACTTGAAATTATAGCTGTTATGTTGTTTACAAATTCTGGAAAATAAAAAAATTTAAATTCTTTTTGATAACTTGATTCTTTAAAAAGATAATCACTTACTTCTAAACTTGCCCCTTTTTTTGGAGGATGCACTAGTTTTTTATCAGTTCCTTCATCTATAGAATATGTCGTCATTCCATCAGGTAAAAAATATTTATAAAAAAAATCAATAATATATCTATTTCTTTGTCCAATTGAACCAACACCATTAAAAGCATCAATAATATTTTGAAACTCTCTTAAATCTAATTGAACTATTTTTTGACTTATCATAACAACATCGCTACCATATGATGAAATAATATAAGATATGCGGTCTATTTTTATTATTAAAAAAAAATGATTTATAACCCCATTAGGAAATTGACCACGACTTTCTAGAGAGTTATTTGTATGAACTAAACCCATAGTGTAAATTTGAATTCTTGGATCTAAAAATCTTGTATTGTCAACTGGTATAAAAGGATTAATAGGTTGTCCATTTAATGAAAAATTTCGTATAGCTGGATATCGTTCGCTTACACAAATATCATATAATCTATTTACCTCTTTAGTAAAATCTAATAATTGTTTTTTAGATAATATGTCTAAATCTCTAATATATTTCCATAATAAAGCAATAATAATATATATTAATTGACTTGTTTTACAAGCAATATGACCTCTTTCCATTCTTGTTACAATTCCACATTTTGTTTCTACATTCTTGTATATTTCTTTATATTTTTCAGAATTTATATCAGGAAAATATATACTCATATATAATAATAATAATAATAATAAGTTAAAAACTCATATAATTTATATATTAAATAGCTAATGATAAAGATTGATTATCAAAAAA